GGATATCAAATGAAAAAGCTGCTTTTCTTATTTGATCATTAAATTCAATTGCTTGAATTTTCATTACATCAAAAAATATAGGCATTAATAAAAAGTTAATACCAGGAGACATCTGACCAAACCCAAAGGTTTCAAGTAATGATTGAATACCAGTACCTGTACCAGCATATGGATCAAAATAACGAACAATTGCAGGTGGTGCTTCGTAAAATATTTGTTTAATTTCAATAGATCCTGAAATACCTTGAGTTAATAATGCTGCTTCTATATCATAGTCTTGAACTCCACTAGTTAATGTAAATGAACCAGTACGCCAAGTAGTTTCACCTCCAGCACCTGCTTCAGAAGCATATGTTTCAGAAATACGAATAATATTTCCTAAGTTAGGAGTTACTAATTGATTATTGTAAGACCCACTACCATTAAAACTTCCAGTAGGAATTAATGATCCTTCTAAATTAAGATAGTTTTCACGGATTTTCCATTGGTAAACCTCGTTACCATATGTTGTAACTGCTTCTTCAAAAGCAGTAAAAAATGAACCTGTTTGTAATTCGACTTCAACCAAAGGATAACCTAAACGCTGTGCGCACCATTGTGATGTATTAACAGCATCTGCTCTAAATGTGCTATCAGAATCATAAAACCCAAATGGGGTTGAGCTACCAGAAACAAATGTTGATGAGCCGTTATAAATTGCTATATTTGACATTACTTAAGTAGTATTTAACACGTATAAATATAACTACTTTCCGTATTCGTAGTCAAGTATCTTACCAACTAAGTCGGATCTATGGTTAGTAGCCAGCTTAATCCACTTAATTTCATTAATTTTTTTGGATAATTCGATAATGTAATTTAAGCCGCTTATTTCGCCCGTTGACGATTTAATATCGGTTTGTTCATTATCGCCGTTAATAACAATTTTACCATTTTTACCTAAACGTGTCAGTACGGCTAGCATTTCACCTTTAGTTAGATTTTGTGCTTCCTCAACAATTAATATATCGTCAACTGTTTTACCACGAATAAACTGGATTGGTAGTGCTTTAATTTTTTCGTCCTGTACTAGTTTTGCAATTTCATTTTTATCTGAACAACATTTGGCTAGATTTTCTAGTAATGCTTCCATATAAGGGTCAAATTTTTCATTTAAAGCGCCAGGTAAAAATCCTAAACTTTTACCAACTTCAATGGCGGCTCGTGTATTGTAAATACACTCAACTTGTTTTTTCTTTAGGAAATCTAATGCGGCTTGAGCACATACCAATGATTTACCACTACCTGCTCTACCTGTAATTACTACGATTTGATTTTCAATTATTAACCTCTTTGCTTCCTTCTGCTCTTCATTTAACTGTAACGCATTAATAGACTTGATTTCACTTTTTCTCTCGCGATTAGGTTCTCTCATGTAACGTGTTTTGTTTCATATAAATATATAAAAAAACCCTACATTTCTGTAGGGTCTTTCAGTTTATTTTTTAAACTTAGAAACTAAATTTTTGATGTGTGGGCCTACCACTACACCAACTATTACACCTAACAAAAAATGCCAATGTAATAAAAACGCGAAATTTTCCATGTTTTAATGGGTTTTGAGTGAAAAAATACAAAACGCGCATTAGTTGGTACCGCGTATACATATGCAAAAAGAAGCCCGACCTTACGGGGTCGAGCTTCAATTTTAAGCCTTACGGGGCTAATGTATAGTGGAGTTAATACTAGATAGTATCTAAACCATGTACATAGATCTTACCATAATAGTCAGGACGGATCATTTTCTTCGCGTATCTAGTCATAAGACCTTTACGTGGAGTAAATGTGTTCGGATCGTACAATAATGGAGTCATGATCAATGGAACATATGGAGCGAATACAGCACCACACTCTAAGAACTGAGCACCTTTGTAACCCATTAAGATTACGTTCTCAGTCATGTAAGGGTTTTTGTAAACTTTGTAACGAGAGTTTAAAGAACCAACTTTTTGGATACCGAAGTTGAATTCCATTTTCTCACCATCACCATCAGAAGCAAATCCTGGGATTGATTCGATGATAGTAGCAACTGTTGGAGAACAAACCATAAAGTTTGCACCACCTCTTAAAGTTAATTGGTGAATCTTGTTAGAAACTTTTTGTAACTTAGTTCCTAATGTTTGATACCAACCACCTTGAGTGTTGTAGTATGCAGAGTTAGCAGTAGTAAAGTTAGTACCATTCCAAACGTTGTTGTTGTTAGCACTCCAGAAATCTACTGTGTAAGCGTTTTGGATTAACATATCCAAGATCTCTAAATCAATCTCCATAGAGATATATTGAGATAAGATACCAGTTAATTCAGCTTCAGCATCAACACTATGGTAAGCGTTTAAGTCTTGAGCGAATTCTGGAGTCCATTGTGCTTTCAATTTACGAGTCTTAGCAACGATTGCTTCAGATTTCAATTGAACATTGATTTCTGGGATAGCGATAGGCTGAGATTGAGATAATTGAGAGCTAGTAGAAGAACCAAAAGAATCTTCGAAATCACCACGTGCAGCTGGAGTAGTTACTTTGTTGTAATTTAAGATAGCTGAACCTGAAGTTGAACCAGTTGCAGAAACTGTTGGAGTACCTGAAGTAATGAATACTAAAGCACTACCACTAATAACTGTAAATTGTTGTAAAGTATTAGCATTTGTGAATACGTTGCTGCTTAATGTAAATGATCTAACACCGAAAGTATCGAATGAACCAGATACTGATTCGAATGTGTTACCATTTGCAGAGCCAGAAACGATTACTTTCTTTAATGAACCTGTAGCGTAAGCTGTATCGTAGTTAACATCAGCAGCTGTAACAGATGCAGTTGTGAATTGGATAGAAGCAGAAGCATAGTTTAAAGAATAACCAAAACGACCAGCTTCGTATAAAGAAGAAGTCAAGTTTGTTACGTTTGTGTTTGGATCAGCACCATATAATGATTCACCATCTGTTAAACCTGATTTAGTTGTACCATATTTGAAATCAAGATAAAATACTAGACCTGATGGTAAGTTCATTGGTTGAACGCTAACGAATTCTTTCGCTGCGATTTCACCAAATACACGACGAACTAATGGTAAAGCAACACCAGCCCAGTTCTCAGCGTTGTAGCCAGCACCAGATTGTGAGTTTGTTCCACCAGATACGTTACCTTCTGTAACTAATTGTTTTGCTTGGTTTTCAAGCAAGGTAGCCATGATATTCTTATCATTTTCACCTTTGATGCCTTCTAATAGACCAGATTTGGTCCATTTTCCAGACAATTTTTTAGCATCATCCATTACAACTTTGTATTGGTTTGAGCTTTCTAATAATTGTGATACGTTCATTTTAAACGAATTTTGTTTTTAAATTAATAATCTTATTTGATAATGTTTGCAAGTTTTTGCATACGAGCAATCACGTCATTTGATTCAACTATAGTATTTGCACTATTTTTAGGTGCAACACCAGCAGCTTTAGAAGCGAATCCGATTGACTCTTTAATAGATGACTTCTTAGAAGCACCTAATGCAGATGTTTGAATAGATTCAAATAATTCTTTAGCTTGAGCAGGTGTAGTTGCTTTGTCGAATGAAGCAATTACTTTTAATTTTTGAGATTCAGATAAGTTTTTAGCTTTGAAGATTTTATTAACGTACAATAACTTAGCATTTAATAAGTTTTGCTCGTGTAATTCATTACGTAATGCTTCGATTGTTTCAATCGCTTCTTTCATTTCGTCTTTTTCGTCTTCTTTTTTAGCTTCTTTCTTCTTAGCTTCGTACATAGCTTCGTCTTCTTCAGTTTTTTCTTCATCTAAAGCGTCTAATTCAGCTAATAATTCTTCTAAGTTGATTTCATCTTCTTCTCCACCAACTGGTTCTTCAGCGCCCATTTCTAAACCCATTTCTTCGCCATCCATTTCTGCTTCTTCGTCAGCTGGTGTTTCCATTTCTTCAGCTTCCATTTCAGATGAAATGATGTCTTTAATGATGTCTTTTAATTGGTCTACTGTTAAATCAGTGATTTTGTTTTCACCATCAGCTTCCATTTCTTCAGCAGGTTCTTCAGTAGGTTCCATTTCAGACTCTTCGTCTTCAACTTCTACTTCTTCACCAGCTTCTTCTTCTTCAGCTTCATCGATGTCTTTTTTAGCTTCATCAATTTCTTCTTTGTCTTCTTTTTTAGCTTCATCAATTGATTCTTCAGAATCTAATTCAGCTAAAATAGCAGATAAGTCAAAATCTTCTTCTAATTCTTCTTCGCTTTCTGACATAGCACCAGTCTTAATGTATTGACTTCTTACGTAATCAGTGTTTTTGCTTGCGTCGTTTGCAGAGATGTAATCTACTTCTTCAAGTTTCTCGTCTTCTTCATTCTCCATTTCCTGCAATTTTGCAGAAATCATTGATTGAAGTTTTGGAGCAAGAGCTTCTTCAAGAGCAGCTTTAGCATTTGCAAGAGCAGCTTCGCGTACTTGTTTAGCGTCAGCAATAGCTTCCTTAAACAAATCTTTGTTTGTACTCATTTTGTGTTTCTCCTTAAATTTAATTTTGGAAATAAGCTTATTGTAAAAAGCTTAATAGAATTGTTTGTAATACCTGAGTTGCAAAAAGATGGGCAACCCATTCTAGGTTACCCATAAATATATGTAGATACGTTAAAACGCGATTTTTTCTAGCAAAGAGGACAAGCTCCTGTTGTAGTACAGATAATTTCAGTAATTAAGCTATTAACTTTACTATAATCTGCAATAAGTTGTGCTTGCTTTCCTTCAGACAATTTCATATAAGCACCTGGAGTTGATGGTACTGATACTAAATCCCAACATAACAATTCAAAATCGTCTTGTACTTCAACTGTTTCGCCAATTTGTTGTACAGAACCCATACCGCGTGATGATATACCTAATGGAATACCTGCTGCTACGATTTCTTGTGCAATTTTACCTGATGGTGTGTTTAATAATTCTAATTCACCCATTAAATCATTACCTTCCCACCATATTTTTTTAATATTGTGTGATACGTTATTTAAGTTAACAATTGTAGATTCAGGATGATCTAATTCACCCATAGCGGTATTTGATGCTACAGCGGTTTCAGCATATTTTTTAGCTTCACGCTCTAATACTGCTTTAGGATAAACACGTCCGTTACCGTTTTTTACTTCTGATTCTTGTAATTTGCCCTTAATACGCATTCTACCACCTGATGCCATTTTAGCCTCAGATAAGGTTAATTTAGCAATGTGGAATGGTGTATGATCTATTAATAATTGTTTCATATTAGTTTACTTCGTTTTCTGCGTCTAAATTATCACGGCCATCAAAATATTCATCCATAACCATTGCCATGTCATCTATTTCTTGGTCGTCAGATTGCATTTCTTTTACTATTTCACGAACCATGTTTTTTAATTTTTCCATTGATTTACCCATATCAACACCTGGTCTCATTGTTGGTTTTGGAGCTTCTAAACCATCAATATCAATACTAGCGAAAAACATTCCTTTATTATATATTGCTTTAACTTTACCTTGACTTTCTTCGAATTTAACTATTTTAATTTCTTCACCGTCATATGTTTTAGCAGTATCACCTTTTTGAAATTCAACACCATCAGCGTTTGTTGCTTTGATGATATAGTTTTTGCTATCTCTTACTATTTTATATTTTTCAGAATCAGCAGGTAAATCTTTAAAGCGCATTGTAGCTTCGTTCTCTAGTTCTTCTTTAAGCTTTTTTTTTTCTTCAACCTTTTTAGGTGCTTTGATTTTCTTCATACCTCTAGCTGTATCAACTGCAGTTTTTTCTGTGTAAAACTTCATTTGATGATCTTCAGGTTTTGAAGAATCCATTGTTTGTACCTCATAATCTCTAATACCAGTTAACTTATAGTTAGTATAGTAATTAGGATTTTTCTTAATATTTTTCTTAACCAATTTTTCAACAGCATCATACTCCATATCAGGATGGCATTCATGTTCAATCTGAATACCTGTAGTTACTTCTTCAATATTTTCGTCTACTGCTTTTATTTCTTTATTTTCGTTTAATGTTTCGTCATATTGTGCTTTAACTGCTTCTTCACCAGCCATCTCATCTTCAAGTTGCTTTAATATAGCATCAAACTCAGCATCACTATCATTAGTTTCTTCACCTTCAGGTTTTTCATTTTCTTCACTAACATTATCATATCCTCCAGTTCCTACTCTATTGTAGTCGTAATTTTCATCTTGAGCACCTTGAGAAAATACTTCTTCTTCATCTGTTAATGCTTCAGTTATAATACCCTTATTTTTAAGGATTTTAACTGCATCACCAAACGATGTTGTATTAGTAACTTGAGACATGCTCATACGTAAATTACGCATGAAGTTGAATTGTGACATTCTACCTTCTTTAAGATCTCTGTACTGATTTGCTATACTTTTCATTTATGTTATTATTTATCTTCCTTGGCCTCTATAGGCTTTAGGGCGTGGAGTATGTTTATTATGTGATTTTGTTCCTGAACCTGGTCCTTGTTTTCTTTTACCAAAGGTTTGTTTAGTAGCAGATGATGCTTTAGCTTTTGCCATTACTGTTTAAGGTTATTTATTTTAGTGTTTAAATGATTCATCATTTCAGCAATACTATGTACTGCCTTTTCTGTTCTACCCCAATATTGTGTACCATCACCTTCGCTTAACTCTTGTTTCATACGTTGAGTATAATCAACAATACGATCTATTTCAGTTAATTTACGTTTTACCTCACGCATTGCCTTATGAAGTTGTTCAGCTTTAGTTCTGAATTTAACTTCTTTTTTAAATTGTTTGTAAGTTGCCTCATTTAACAATTCTTGTTCAATTATATCTTGGATGTTCATATTCTCTTTATACATTTTATATTTTGGCTTTTCAGCTGATTTCCAAATAGCTTTATAGTCTTTAACCTTAGAATCACTTGGCATACCAGCTGGTGCTTTTGTATATCCTTGAGATACTGCTGTTTTAGTAGCTACATTTGTTTTTTGACCTTTTTTAGCAAAAGCAAATGGAGTAGAATAAGGACCAGCATCTCCTGATGTAGATTCTTCATCTAACACATCACGTACTAATTGCTTGATAAGTTCTTTTATATCCATTATTTAACTGCTTTTAATTCAGTTATTAATTGATGATATTGTAAAAGTGAAATAACGTTTTCGTCTTTCACATTTTGGTTTTTATCTAATGGGTTCAATAAGTTGATAACTTCAGTCAATTTAATTTGAACTGTTCTATCAGCTACTGATGGTGTTAATTCAGTTAATGCTTTTTTAATTTGAGCATATTGTTCATTAACAAATTCTCTCAATTTAACAGTATTAGTAACATTATTAATATATTCTTTTAATACTGATTTTTGTGCTTGAGATAATGTAGAATATTTTTCATTAAATTTTTCTAATAACATTTTGTATGCTAAGATACGTGTACCAGTGTCCATTTTACCGTACTCTTCTAACACGCGATCTTTAACTTGTTCAATATTAATTTCTTTACGAGTAATATGTTCAAGTAATGTTACTTTGTTATCAATAACTTGAGAAGGCTCAATGAATTCTAACGATCCATGAGCTTCAATTAAGTTAGATACAGCAGCATATTGTGAATAGTTGCTGATTTTTGCTTTAAAAAATACTTCGATGTCGTAATGAGCACGAATTTCTTTAATAAGATTGTATTTTTCTTTACGTAAAGCCGTTTTATTCAAACGTGAAGATATATCCAACACTGAATTAATCAATGATTCTGCTTTACCTTCAGATAATGCTTTAGATGTTATTAACGCCTGATATAATTTATGTTCTTTTGTTAATTCGGTTTTACCAAAAAACTTTTTAACAACACCAATGGCGGCCGAATCTTTACCAGATACTGTATCTGATGCAATTTGGCGCACTAAAAGTTCGAATAATATACCAGTATTTTTGTATTTGCTGTGTTTTATTTTCATAGTGTAAGTATGCACTACCTATAAATATGTAGTCGTTATATGCCCTTAATATTATTTTCGTTAAGTAATGATGGTTCTTGATCAGGTCCAAATACTATTTCCTTACGTAGTCCTGTAGGAATAGCACCTAGTGCAAATTTATTTTTGTATGCTTCAGCTATTGCTAGTGGTGAACCACCTTTTGGTGTACCACTACCTTCATCACCTGGAATAGCAGCATTTAACATGCTATTTTCACCTGCACCTAATCTATCTTTACCTAATGGATCATTTTGTGTATTAATTATAGATGATTTTTCTTCAGGACGACCTACAGCACGCTTCTCATCATATCCAGATGGTATATTAGCATTAGTACCTTGTCCCATTCTACCTTTACCATATAATGAAGCTAGATCATGTGGTGTACCATATGATTTACCAGTTTTAGCTGGATCATTACCTTCATTTTCAATTTGGCCTAAGCGGAATGCACGTTTTTTATCTTCAATAACTAAGTCACGGAACTCATCGTATTGATCTTCACTGAATTGGAATATCTTATCATAGATGAAATCTGAAGGCATTAAGTTAGTATCTTGCATTTGTTTAGCTAAGTCAACTTTTTCTTTCCATAATGCAATCTTTTCTTGTTCAAATATGATTGATGGAGTAGTTAACGATAACTCAAAGTTAGTCAACGCAGCGCCATCATATCCTTGAACGTATAAATGAACCAATGCCATTTTATACAATTCAGATAATGTGATACGTTGGATACGTTCAACTGTACGAGCGAAACGAATATCTTCAGCAGCTAATGTAGCTTTACCAGTTAAATCTTTTTCAAATCCGAAGAATGCTTTAGGCACCTTGAGGGCAGCTAACATCTCATCACGTAGGAACACTACGTCATCGATTGCATTATATTCTAATCCTTTAATTGTGTCGATTTTTGTTGCAGCTCTATCACCACGAGTTGGAAGATAGAAATCCTCCATCATGTTCATTAAGTTATAACGAAGATTGTATTCACCTGTTTGTCCATCAATGTAAGGTGTTTTCTTCATCTTCTGCATCAAACGTTGCATGTATGCATCTACCTCATTTGGTGGAATATTACCTACGTCAATTGTGAATACACGTTTTTCCGGGGCACGTGTTACACGATGCAACAACATTGCATCTTTCATCAGCACATACTGCTTGTAAGTTTTACGAGCAGGCTCTATAAACGAGCGCCCGTAAGGCAAGTAGTTAGCGTCAGTTAATAGCCTAAAATGCGCTATTTCATAGTTTTCAAATTTGATTTTACCATCTCTATCTTTAACACGATTAGA